CACCAACACCAACACCAACACCAACACCAACACCAACACCAACACCAACACCGACCAGTCGCCTCGGGGGTCAGTGCATGATGCTCCGAGGGCCAGGTCGCTACCAGTATGTCGAAAGCACTGCTGATTATCATCAGATTGCTAATCCGCTTGTCGCACCTATCAAGGGGACGCGGATGCGATTACCTCGTACTGTGCAGGTAAGTCGCGAGAAGGCTGTGCAATGTGGCCCGCTACTACGCCACTTGCATCCTGTCGTTCCTGACAATGGCTGGCACAACACTGTGGCAGCCTTCAGGAAACGATGCAATTATTTCAACGCCGGAAGAGCAACTCCGAAGATTATTCACGCAGCCCAGGAACTGACGAAACTTGTTTGCCCGAAGCCCCTTGTCCCGTTCGAATGGACGGATCATCTTTACAAGGCGTGGCTGGCAAAATTTGGTACTGAAAAGCAAGCTAGGATGACTAGGGCGCTCAACGATTTGTGCAACGTGACTTTGCAGGATTACACAGGCAAAGACATTTTTGTCAAAGTTGAGGCGCTCCTGGTCACCCATAAGCCTAACTGGGCCCCTCGTGTCATATTCAAGGGAACTGACGTTTATAATGCAATTTCCGGGCCCATTTTTAATGAGCTCATGAGACGTCTAGATCACTGCCTTGAAGGCATGAAGGAGCACCAGAAGAAGTACCAATACCACACCAGTTACCGGAAAACACCTTGCGAGTACACTCATCATCTCGAAAGGAAACATGACAATGATTTTTGGGTCGAGTGCGATTTTAGCTCGAACGACAAATTTCAGTGTGCAGATGTTCAATTGATCGAAGTTGCGCTTATGCGTGTCTTGGGATGCCCGGAGTGGTTTGTGCGGCTGCACTTGCGCACGAACGCTTTCAAAGTTAAGAATTCCAAGCACGGTATTACAGCAAAGCTTCAGAACCAGTTGCCCACAGGTGCTACGGACACTACGTTTCGTAACACTTGGTGGAATTTGACAATTTTGCACGCTGCAATGATAGAGCTGAAACCGCAATCCGTAGTAGCGATGGCGTTGGGCGACGACATGCTAGCCCGTGTCACTGGCAAGTGCCGTTATGTCGAAAAGATTTATACTTCCATTGCGAGCGAGGCTCTGATGGAAGCCAAAGTCATTCGGCACGCCAGGTTATGGACAGCGACGTTTTTGAGCAAGTTTTTTGTTCCCGCTGAGAGTAAGCACCTTACGGTCCCCATTTTGGGTAAAGCTCTTGGCAGGTTCAACATGCGAGCAAACAAGAACCAAGCTGTTTCTGACCATGAGTACATGGCTGGCAAGTCTGTCGGTTACGCCTATGAATTCCGCTACTTTCCAACCATTCGAAACATCTTTCTCGAACGATTCAAGTATGAATTTGCTTTTGTGTCTGCTGAGAAACAGAAGCAAATTGATGTTGACGTCGGGCTCACTTGGAACGCCAAGGCAGCAGGAGTGACTTTGCATAATATCACCAAAAAGATAGTTGTTCCTTTTGAAAACTGTCTTTCTGATATGGATTTCACTGCTTTCTGCATTGAGCGTTACTCGCTAATGGGTTCCGATGTCACAGATTTGTTTGAAGAGGTTGTTTTGAACACGTCGAATGTTGACCTGGAGGGGACCAT